GTGTTTTTAATTACCTTTTCAAAAGCCGGTCAGGATGATATCGTTCTGACCGAGGACGACCTGTTCGATTTTCAGTACGAAGCGAGCTGCTACTCCGGCGAGACCTTTGAACTTGGCGGCGTGAATGCGAAAACGCTGTACCTGCTCATTGATAACAATACGCAGCGTTTCTCCCGGGGCACATTCGCAAACTGCCGCGTAAAGCTTGAGATAGACGGGAAATTTTTCGGCTACTACAATACGGAGCTTCCGAAGCGCCGGAACGGCGTGATAGAGCTTACCGCATACGACGATATGGTGAAGCTGGACACCGAGTTCCCGACCGATTACACGTTTCCGCAGACGTTCTGGGCAGTGTATGCTCAGTGCGTATTTGAAGCCGGGCTTGCTTCCGAGGTATCATTTGATAACGTCGTACTGAACGGTGTGTGGGACAACGGTATTATTTCCGCGGATTACACTCAGTACATCTACGCAAATTCCTGCCGCAACCTTGTGGCGGGAATGGCGGAATGGAACGGCGGGTTTGCGTATATCAACGACGACAACAAGCTCCAGATCGACAAGTTTTCCAAGACAGTCACACGGGAATACAGTTCCGGCGACCTTATGGAGCTTGATTACAGCGATGAAACTGTCGTATTCTCAAAGGTGAAAACTTCGCAGAAAAACAAGACTTATGAGATGGGAACCGACACCGGGTACACGCTTGTGCTCAAAAATCAGTACATAAGCTACGGTCTGGACGATACCATGTTTGAAACGTATCTGACGAAGATTTCCGAGTATTACACCGGATTCGAGCTGACACCGATGTCGTTCACTCTTGCAGAGCCTGACTTCGACCTGCATGTCGGCGACCGTATTCAGGTCTACGATGAGGAAGAGCAGGTTGCCATTACCGGCAATGTTTCCAAGATAGCGATATCCGGGAACTGCTCCATGACCGTCACCTGCGGCGGGTTTGAGAATGTGTCCAGTTCAAGCGGCTTTACGCCTACTTCCTATAGTCAGATTCAGCAGAGCAAGCAGGAGGCAAAAGGCGATGGCACTGCGGAAAAACTCCAGACAACAAGTTCAAAGTACTGGGCTGTCACAGACGATAGTGGAGTATCCTTCGGCGCTGATGATTCCGGCAAGATAGCCTTCCTGACTAAGCAGGGCACTGGGACAGGGTTTCGGCTGGGTGCGTATGGGAACACCGGCATAGAGTTTGAAGGCTCTGGGCACGGCGCAATAAAACTGTACGACAATTGTGGCGGCACATGTAGTTTGGTTGTAGACAATTGTGCGGAATATCCTATATTCATATGCACGTCAGACGATTCAGGACAGATCGACCACACTTCGCTTCAGGTTTACAATGGCGGCAAGCTCAAGGTATACCCTGACAGCCTGGCCATTCAGACAGAATCACGAACCACCCTGACGCTGAAAATCACCAGCGATGGGTGGAGCTTAGGCATGACGGGCAAAAAGCTTGAAGCAAAGTCAGACGGTTTGTATTTCAACGGCAAAAAGGTACTTTTGGAGGGATAAATCATGACATCAAAAACAATCGTCCTCACCGGCGAGGAAATCAGGGCAGATTACAGCGGCGGGACGAACGCCTGGCTCAGGAACGACGGCACTGCAACGGTGTACGCGTCCACTGCTCCCGCCGTAACGCCCGGAGCTGACGGAGTAGTCAGCATTCCGGCGGGACAGGCAGCGGCGATTTACGGAGCCTGCGGAGCGGTGTATCTGCTTGGCACGGGTTCAGTGATGCTCGTCGGGAGCGATTACACAGCATGCCCTTTTAAGACGTCAGCACAGGGCGGCTCGGGTGCTGACGATGTAGCAAGAGCCGCCATTGAGGCTCATGCGGCTGACGCGGATATCCACGTTACAGCCGATGAGAAGGCATACTGGAATACGCTGAGCGGCAAGAACGAGCTTGACAATCCGGATTTCCGGGTAAATCAGCGAGGACAGAACGAGTATTCCACCGGCTACACCGTGGACAGGTGGTATATCTCCACTGATAAGTGCAAAGCTGCTCCGGAAACCAACGGAATCCGCCTGACTGCTACAGCAACGCTGACTTCAAATACCCATGCGTTCTGGCAAAACATTGAATTCCCGCTGGCTCCCGGAAAGTACACGCTATCTCTCAAGGCAGCGGACGTCACCGGAGTATGGGCCGCGCGTATCCGCACTGTGACCGCAGCCGGGGACTACGTTGACAGCTACTATACTCCCAGGCTTCAGGCTGGCATAAACAGTGTGACGGTAGATCTTTCTGACAGCGAGTACATATCAGCGGTATCCATCGGGTTCAACAAGGGCAACGAAGCCGGGAACTCCCTGAAGCTCGCATGGGCGAAGCTGGAGGGCGGTTCACTGGCGACGCCGTTCGTTCCGCCCGACTACGCTGCGGAGCTTGCGAAGTGCCAGAGATTCTACCAGGTCAGAACCACAAACGACATCGACCCGCTCGACCTGCGCCCCAGCATGAGAACCATAACGGACATCAAGGCAGTAGAAGGAGGATACGCATATGTCGCAGAATTATGATGAAATCATCGAACCGCGCGAAAATGACGAGCAGCGTGCTGCCCGGGAAAGCCGGCTCAGAGCAGCCGAGATATCCCGCAGATTCGCGGAGATTGACCGGGAGCGTATACGTCCGCTTGCGGCAATAGTCGCAGGCGTCGGCACTGACGAGGACAAGAGCAGGCTCAAGGCGCTTGAGGAAGAAGCGGCACAGCTCCGTGCGGTGCTCGCAGATATGGAGGATAAAGATGAAAATAATTGATAAGCTCATTCCTATTAATAAGTATAACCGCCCAGGAAGCAAGTCAACTCCGAAGCGCATATGTGTGCATTATACCGGACAGGCTGGAACTGATGCGGACAGGTTGGCGCTGTTTTATTCGAATGTCGCAACGGGAAGATTTCCTAATAAGCCGAACAACTGGACGAGCACGCAGTACATAGTCGGACTGAACGGCAAGGTAATCCGTGTTGTTCCCGATAACGAGACAGCCTATGCCGCAAGTGGCAAAAACGCCGGAACGCTGCATATCGAGGTCTGCTATTCAAAGGCAAGCGGAGAATTTGAAACAGCGTCTATGTCGGCTCTGCGCGAACTGGTACAGTACCTTATGAAGAAGTACAATATCTCGGCTGGAAATGTCCTGCGGCACTATGACCTGACAGGTAAATACTGCCCGTGGTACTATGTTGATGAGAACCGCTGGGCTGTTCTGCATGAATACATTGCGTCCGCTGCTGTCAAGCCGAAGAAGCTGTATCGTGTTCAGGTCGGAGCATTCAGCAGCAGGGAGAATGCCGAGCAGTATATGAATAAGGTAAAAGCCGCAGGATTCGGCGCTTTTATTGTGGAGGTGGATAATAATGCTTAACAAGCTGGCTAAGCTTATAAACGTTAAATCTATTGTTACGCTGGTACTTACCGGTGTGTTTTCTTACCTTGCTATCACTGGTAAAATCGCGGTAGACAACTTCACGGACATGTTCCAGATCATCATGATCTTCTACTTCGGAACACAGTCTGGAAAGGCTGAGGCTTCCGCTTCGAAGTCAGAGTGATTTGACCGCCGTTTTGTGCACATCTAACAAAAATATAAAACGGCTCTGAATAAGTGCTGCTTTCTGCATTCTTTTCAAGCCGTTTTGCTGATTTTCTTTTCTAAAATGGCATTATAAAGCCGTTTAAATATGTTTTAAATCCGCCAGGAAGTTTTTTCTCTGGCGGATTTTTTGTATTTTGCTTGTCAGTTTTTTGCGTTTTGCGTGGCAGACTACAGGTACGCCGCCGATATACTCAAAGATACGGCGCATACCGATCAGCAGGCATTCCTGATTCTGTGATGGGAACACCTATGCATAGGCTTTATCCGAATACGGGAACGACATGACAAGCTCATACGCCTTGTGTTCGTTTCCATCAGCATCACAGCGCAGAAATTCTCCAAAGTCAACCTGAGCATGAGCCATGGGGTATGCAAGCGGCAAACAGCCTGCGAGTCCCTGGCGCAATACGAAACGCTTTTTGCGGACGTATCGTTTCACGCTGCTGTATCCGCCCGTGTAACCGGCTTCCGCACGAAGCCGGTCATATCCTCTTGGCGGTATGCCGCTGTTTTCTTGGGGCTGTGGCATCACCTTCGAGCCATTCGTTGATGAGGGGGATATACTCACCGAGCACCGGATAGTTATCCGGTTCCATGTTCGGGAGCTTATCGTCATTCCAATCTTCCATGTCAGCGTATTTGCAGACTGTACGGTAGTTGACCTTTGTCCTTCGCTGGATCTCGCTCTTGCTTACGCCGTCTTCGTACAACTGCTTGATGTACATCTTTTCTGCCATACTTATCACCTTTCCGCTACCTCCTTTAGCCAAGGGGCTTTGCCTCTCAGCTAAAATTGCAGCATTTTATTCAGGTGCTGACAACGGCTCGGCGGTGGCTGTTCACCTATGCACTTTTGGAGCCCTTTTTCTGCATTTCTATTTTACCATAAACACTTTACCAATGCCACCATAAACAGTATCGCCTTCAAAATCACCTAAACGGGATTTGGTTTCAACTATTTCTGGTCTTTCATGGATTGTGTGAACCGGATGAATTGTAGTGCATTTCTTTCGGCTACCAACGCGTTTTTTACCACGCCTTCTCAAATGTGCCTTTCGAGAATAACCTGTCAGACGGCTCTCAGCAAGCGCCCGATAAATCGTGGACGCACAAACGTTTAACCCTTTCTGTTTGCACCGATTTGCTATTACTTCCGGAGACCAGTACTTCCTTAGGCATTCACATATAAATGCGTAAAGTTGTTTCATTGCTCATTTTCACTCCTTTTCAAGCAACCGCAAATGCGGTTGTAGTCGCTGTTTTGGCTATATTTTTCGCCGTTCCGGATAAGTTTGAAATCTTCCGCAGAATAGGTATAACGCATTACCTATGTTGTCAGCAAAATAGCCTGCGTTAGGGGGAATATCCCCCTAAGACTCTATAAAAAATCGATATATTAGGCAGAATGCCCGTTATGATTCTCAAAGGAAATCTGCGGTATGGTCGGCGAGTGGAACACTCGCAAATTCCGGCAGAATCGCCTTGTAGTCGAGCCTTCAACCAGAGCGCAAACCGCTCGATTTAGCCTTTTCGACATACATAATAACATCATCGACCGGGCATTTCAGAATTTCGCAGAGCTTGTCTATTGTCGCTGTGCTGACCGGCTGATTATGCCGCAGCCGGTTTATCGTACTGCTGCTGACGTGATGTTTGGTAATCAGCGTGTAGGTCGATATTTCATGCCAGTCGAGGTAATCCCAAAACGGTTCGTATGTTATCATTGCAGAACCTCCTTTCGCAAAACTGAAAGAAAAAATCCTTCAGGTTTGAAATTTCCGCTTGACATATAATCACTATTGTGGTATCATAGCTGTAAAGATGACTATTGTGAGCGGTGATGTGATTATATCATTTCACAGTAGGTTTATCAAGATGTTTGTGGATATTCGTCTGTAATTCCACAAATATAGTCTTTTTGATAACATTACGAGGAGGAACACTATGGTACCGGAAACAAAAAACACCTGCGAACAGGTGTTTGGAAAAAGATTGAAAGAGCTTCGTAAGGAGCATGGCTACACGATCGAGCAGTTCGCAGATATGGTTGGTATATCCAAAAGCACGCTGGGCTACTATGAGAATGACAAGCGAATGCCTGACATCGAAATTCTTGCGAGGATTTCGAATGTGCTGAACGTAAGCGCCGACTACCTTATCGGCAGGACGAACACGACCGCCCGGAAAGGAAAGCTGAAAACCGTGTGCGATTTCACGGGATTGTCCGACCAGGCGGCAGAGTATTTGTCGGAGCTTGTGGAGAATAGGGACTATGCAAAGCTGTCTGTAATCAATCATCTGTTTAAGGAGCTTTGCGAGGATTATGCGTTTTACAGCGGAGAAGATGAAGCGTCCAGTTTACTCGGCTCACTGTTCCGATGTTTTGAAAAGTTCACCGGTTCGGAAAATGATTGGGAGAATTATGTTGACCTCGGCGATGAAAAACGCAAAGAGGTGCTTGCTGCAGCTTATAGGCAGTTTATGCTTAATCAGGTGGTCAAGGCAGTGGAACTCAGCTTGGAGGGGTATAAACAGGATAATCTGCCGTGGAGGTGA